CATCTTACATAGGAAGTAAAGAAAATGCCAACTATAGTGATATGCTATACAACTTTGGTCCATCTTCTGCAAAGCCTGGTCATATAAGATTTGTTGTATCTTCTGGTGAAAGATTTAGTGATGACGCTGCATATGACTTTGTTAATATCGAGACGTTTGCTTAGATGGCTGGAATAACTTTACAGAATGACGATTTACTGTGGAAGACATTCAATGGTTCTTTTGATAGTTTTGGCATTGTTGGTAAACAAGACAACATATTCTATTTGTTTACTAATGAATACAATAAAAACTTGACTAACCATTCTATAACTTTAAGGTACGATACTAAATCAGAACAAAGTTCTAGATACGAGCCCGTGGATTCAAAATTTATACTTGGTTCTATAGAAGATATAGAAAACCTAATAAACGACAGAACAGTAGATGCTGTTGGTTTTGTCGCAGGTGGCGGTAGTAAAAGTGATATGAGTGATTGGTATAAAGCTGTAGATGGGGGAATTATAGTTAAGATAATAACATCTAACGATAGGCAATTTAATAAGTCGTTACCTTATGATGGTATTAATCCTCGTCCTGTACCAGTTAAACTTGTGAATCATGACGTTGCAGATAAGTTTATAGTTAGTTCATATAACCTTCCTTGGGTAAAAATACCTATCTGTTATATTGAAGATTATGACATGCATATTATCTATGATCCTATTGATAAACCTATACAAAACGCAGTGTCTGTTACATATATAAAAACTCCACACAAGTTTGTAAAAGACTTTATCGGTTCTCCTAGTAAGATAAACAGCATGTTTACTAAAAAAGCAGAAGAAGGAGTTGTTTTCAAGTTTATACAAAATCCTACAACAGAACAGCAAGCATCACAAGGTTGGGATTCATGGACTTCAAACTTGGATATAACAGAAGGATTTCTTATATCCGATAACACATATACATTAAAAGAACTACAGGCTTTTGGTTTATACGATCCGAATCAGATGGAGTTTGATAAAGAACTTTTTACGGAAAGCAACTACATATCTATTGTGGGTCACGACAATAATAGAATAGCTATATACTGTTTTGAAATGGTTGACCCGTAGAGTGTAATAGACAAACCAAGTGATCTTGAACTTTCTTATTTCTGGTACGAATCTAAGAACGGCTAGGAAAAAGCAGATAAAGTACTTTCTGATTATTATACTTTCGAGTGTAATGACACTGTTGCAGAAGAATTGATTAGTTTGGCTGTAGCATTTGCTTTAGAGAACGTAGAGTCTCAAAGATTGAATTCTAAACTTAATATGAGAGGACTTGAAGCATGACACTAGAACAGACAAGAAATTTAGGTATTGAATTCGAAAGGCGAGTTCAGACCATGATTCCTGAGAGAGAGTTTATAGATAAACTTGATACAGAGACGATATATTCTTATTTAAACCAGTATTAGGATAAATATATACATGATATATACAGGAGTCTTGATAGTGTTCCCGATGGTAGCAAACTCTCTGTGCATATAGAAAGTATATTACAGTCTCTCCTAACCAGCTGCGAAATATATACAGATGGCGAAGGAAACTGGAAATTTGGAGATACATTCCCAGAATCATTTGTTGAAGAAAACGAATCTCCTGTTGTTGATAACAACAATATAAATATTATAGACACAGCGAGATCTATAACCTTTAAACTTCCTGAAGACTTCTATATGTATGCTAGAAGTACTAGTAAGGTTAGTAGCACATATTCATACAAGAACTACGGCAGTGCAAATCAAAATACTGTCATCCTTCCAAATCAGCTAGTTCTTTAGACAAACGTATGGAAGTTGTTAGAAACTCCTCACAACAGCTTAAGAATACTTAGGTATCCAGCGGCTGTGCTTAATGTAGATAATACGCTGAGCGTAATATATGATAGGTATACTACAATCAATGGTATTAAGGTTCTGTATTATAAACAACCTCAGCATTTTAGTCTCATGACATCTACTCCGTGCGAATTACCTATTGATTCATTTGATGACATTGTATCTGGAGCAGTAGATTTGTATGTACAATACGCTGCCGGCGCAGAAGCAAACAAACGCAGACAAGATGAAGCTAGGAGACAATAGATGAAGGAGGAGGAGAAACGTAGAAGGGATGATAGAGACGATGATTGATTATGAGATGTATTGACTTAATTGCATCGTTTGAGCTTGAAATAAATAAACTTGGCGATGCTATAAATAAGCCAGTTACAGAAGATTCCCTTTATTGGATTAACCAAGCTGTTGTAAAGTTTGTAAAAGATCGTTTTAACGGCAATGCTCCTAAACGTACATCATACGAACAGAATGAGAAAAGAACTAGAGATCTTATTAACCTATTTAGAGAAGATGTTTGGGAGAATCCTGAAGTATCTGCTACACACACAGATTATGATGAATATGAATACACATATCCAGGATACGGTGGTGAAGAAGATACTAGAGATAGAATGCTATACGTACTTAATGAAGATGTCGTTATATCTGATACAGCAGGAGAATATCTTACAGATACATGTGTATTTGAATGTACAGCTGATAACTTTATGTACAGAATAAATAATTCTCTTACGGATTTTCATTATAAGTACCACAGAGCAAGACCTCTGAGAGTCAGAACTAAAGAGGGATTTAGACTGTTAACTGATAAAAAATATAAGATTTGTAGGTATAGTTTAGGTTATCTCAAAGTACCTACAGAACTAGATGCAAAAGACCCGTATACAGAATATACGGACTTTGAAGATAATATATGGTTGGAGATTGTAAAGATAGCTGCTTAGATGTATGTAGAAAATCAAGCAGATCCTCGTTACAAGACTTTAACCAATGAAGTTTTAACACAAGAATAATTTAAACGTGGAAACCCCAGCTAGTTAGGTCTAGCCTTGTGTATAGGGGGAGTAGAATAAATTAATTTAATATTATGATTACATACGTAAATTCAGTATTTGTTAGCAATAGTGCAGTTGCTACTCTTGCTACAAGTCTTTCGAGCGTGGCAAAAGGCCAGTTCATTATTTGGGACTTTGATCAGAACAAAGCTGCTGATAATACCAGCGCTCGTTTTAAGATTGGTATGGGTACTGGTAAAACCGCAAAGCAGGTAAATCCTTCTACCGGCGCAGTATCTAACGTTCCTACAATCAAGTGGTCTAATTTTATCAATGTCGCTGATATCAAAGGTTGGGCTGCTCATAAGTATACTTCAGCTGATGCCGACACGGAAGATACAATTACGATTGATTTCAGCACTATTGATAGCAATCTTCTGTCTAACGTGCTCGCAAAGGGTGGTAAGCGCATCATCGTTCGTCTGACGTTCAAAGATCTGCCTACACGTTTCCGTAAGTGGACCGAGAGCTACGAGTATGTCACCGAAGAGGGAGATACCGCAGCTACGATCGCAAATAATATTGCTAACATGATCAACCGCGAGTGGAAGCGTGCTCGTGTAGAAGCCTCTGCCGCTGCTGGCGTTCTGACGCTGACCGCAATGAAGTATGACGATGACGAGTCTGTTGATTCGATTAACTGGTATAACAAGGTTCGTTTCAATGCAAATGTTTATTATACTGATCCCGCAGCTGAGGGCTGGGAGTCTCTTAATAAGCATTTCCCGAAGGGCGTGACTATCGACAAGGTTCCTGGCAAGACTTATCAGGCTTCTGCTAAGTTGGTTCGTGACCGTGAAGCTCAGGCTATGGGTTACGAGGGTATCCTGAACCGTGGTGAGGGTACTTGGCCTATTATTAAGCCTGCTATGGAAACTGATCTCAGCAAGAACTATAGCGTTCTTACTCTCGAATTTGAGAATATGTATCGCACTGCTGATGATCTGTTCCGCAAGACGAAGCAGTCTGTTGAGATTTACGCTGCTACTGCAGGCGTTATCGATGCTATCACTGCCGTTCTTGAGGGCGAGAATGGTATCGTCGCTCAGGTTGATAATACAAAGGAATGATTAACTAAGCTGGGGTGGGCTACGCCCATCTCGGCTTTTTTGTTTTATAATAATGAAGAAGATACGAATAGGAAACGATGTAAAGCTTAGAATACAGCTAAGCTATAATGGAGATTATGCTAATATATAGAATGCAAAAGCTTTCTTTGTTAATACAACGTTGAAAGAAAAGCTTGAAGCTGAATATAAGAAGTGTAACCGTTTCGTTGGCAGATTTCCTATCGAACCTTTTTTAAATGAATTTAAACCTTCTGCATACAATATAAACTCTGTTGGTTATCCTAGATATAATGTTATGGTATTCAATAGCTATTCTGGGTTTGGAGTAAATCCTGATTGGAAGAACGCATTCCCACTAAAAGAAATGAATATAACAGAATATCGTGCAGAGATTGTACATACCAGTACTCCAACAGTAATAGAAGTGTTATTCCCGTCATATGCACAACTTTACCCTGGTGTATATCAACTTGTAATTGTAGCTTAGATACACGAACCTGGATACAAAAACAACGTCCGTACAATAACTACCAATTACAATGGGCTGTTTGAGCTTGTAACAGATTCCGAAGATGCTGATGTTGAAGAAAAGGCACTTATTGAGATAAACAATGAGTCTTCAGAAGAACCACTCTAGGATATATATGTTGTTGCCGGATCTTATAATAATAATAATATTCAGATTAGGAGAAACGACGGTGGTATAATAGATGTAGATGTAACCGTACCAGAATGGTATGAAAATGATAACTGATATGGCTATACTACAATCAATAGGAAAAATGTTTGAAGGTTTGTCAGCCGGTACTCCTCTTGGGAAATTTCTTATAGGAGCTGGTAGTATACTAACTGCCTTCTATTCTCCGATATCAGCTTTACTTGTGGCATGTTTCTGCTTTACCGTAGCCGATATGTTCTACGGTATAAAAGTAGCACACAAGTTTAACAGAAAGATAGAAAGTCATAAGAATTGGAGAGGAACTCTAACTAAACTATTGGACGAGTTTACAATAATATCTTTGGCAAGACTGCTTGAATATGCTGTACTTGGGGACGATCAAGACGTATTTTTACTCACTGGAGGTGCTACTGTAATAATAGGTTTGACGGAAATGTGGTCTATCATAGAGAACTTAAATACGTTAAACCCAGATGGACCGTGGAGAGCTCTTGGCAAATTCTTAAAGAAAAAAGGTGAAGATTATATAGGAACAGAAATAGAATTAAACGATGAGCATAATGACAATCTTAAATGTGATTGTAGCGAATCGTAATATCTTATTTAAGGACATTTACGGGGCCGTGGTAGCATTTTTGTTGGCTTGGGGTATAACTCTAAGCAATCAGAACAAAAAGCTGTCAGACGGCTTAGAAATGGCGCAAAACAACATTGAGGCCTATTAGGGTTCGCTCGCCGGGTCCTAGTAGGCCAATAATGTTTTAAAGCTAGATATAAAGACGCTGCAAGAACAGAAT